CCCGGCGCGGATGGTTGACGCCTTCCCGCTGATCGAGAACGAGACCTACCTGCTGGCCCAGGACATGCAGCCCAAGAAAGCCAAGTAACTTGGCCGATCTCAAGCAAAAACTCCGCATCACTATCGACTCCCAGAAGACCGGGACCGGGCTGGATGATGTGAAGACGAAGGGCAATTCTGCGCTTGGGAAAAGCCCGACTGGACTAGCCGGCCTTGGCAAGGCGGCAAAGGTCGCGCTGGCAGGGCTCGCCCTTGGCGGTATTGCCCTTGTGGCGAGCAAGCTAGGCGATGTTGTCACCGCCGGCATGGACTTTGAAAAGCAGATGTCCCGCGTGGCAGCGCTGTCCGGTGGCAGCGCTGAGCAGGTCGCGGCGCTGAACGATCAAGCGCGCGATTTGGGCGGATCCACTGCGTTCTCTGCCATGTCTGTGGCGGGGGGCATGGAGAAGCTCGCCACGGCTGGCTTTGATGTGAATGCAATACTGGCAGCAATGCCCGGCCTTTTGGACCTATCGTCTGCGGCTGGTAGTGGCCTGGAGAAGTCTGCCGACATCGTATCGAACATCCTATCTGCGTTCGGCCTGGACGCATCCGATACCGGGACGGTTGCTGATACTCTAGCCGCCGCGTTCACAACTTCAAATACAACTCTCGAAACCCTTGGCGCGACGATCGAATACGCCGGTCCTATCGCTGCAACGCTCGGCGTTGACCTATCAACAGTGGCGGCGGCGGCGGCGAAGCTTGGCGACGCCGGCATAAAAGGAGAACAGGGCGGGACTGCCCTGCGGGGTATTCTTTCAAGGTTGGCGGCTCCGGCAGGAGAGGCTGCCAAGAAGTTAGATTTGCTGAACATTGAGTTGTCCGATGCCGATGGCAACTTGCTGGACCTGCCCCAACTGCTGGAAAATTTACAAGAGGGCATGGAGGATCTCAACCCGAACGAGCAAATTACGCTGATGAAGGAGCTTGTCGGGGAAGAGGCAATGGGCGCCCTCTCTATACTCCTGAGGGCCGGGCCAAAGGAGATAGATGCCTACCGCGACTCGTTGCGTGATTCCTACGGCGTGGCGGCGGATATTGCGAAGGAGCAAACAGACAACCTGAGGGGATCGTTTACCAATCTCGACAGCGCTTGGGAGGGGCTGATGATCACCATCAGCGACAAACTGAATCCAGTTTTGCGAACCGTCGCAGATGAGGGCCTTCTGCCAGTCGTGCGCGCGGTTGACAGCATGATAAAGCCGGGGGGCTACGGCTCGTTTGTGGACCTGAACGAATACTTGGCAAAATTCGGCGGTACTGCGGCAGCCCTGGAGCCACATCTCCGGGGTGCGGAGGACGACGTCGATGCGCTGAAGGAAGCAATGTTTGTTTTGCAATACACGACTTCGGGTAGGGGCAGCGCGGAGGAGGCGCTGGTGGCTTTCGGCAACAGGGGCTCGTGGCTCAAGCCAAAGCTGGCGATTGGGCAGGAGGGAGTTGACCTGCTGACGAAGGCGGACGAGGATCTGTTCGGTTCGATCAAGGACACCGACGGGGTGGTCGTTGCCTTTGGAGACTTCGGCACTAAGGCCGGAGTGATGCGCGTACGTCTGAAGACGTCCACGGAGAGCGTTGGCGACCTCGAGGGCGCCATTGAGGGCGTAACGCTGATGATAGGTGGCGCAAACACGGGCCTGATAAGCGGGTTCAACGCTGTCGGTGCAAAGTCCGTGATACTGCGCGAGGAGCTGTCAGAGGATGACAAAGCGCTGGTTGAGCTGGCCGACACGATCAATGACGAGACCAACGTTGCCATTGACGCGCTGGTTGAGAAAACAGGCGACGCGCTTGGCGAATGGATAGACTACCGCGATTCCCTGCCGGACGGGACCGAATCACTCGAGGCCCTAGAGAAGCAGGTTGACGCCAACGTTGTGTCCTTCGGCGCCCTTGGCGAGGTGAGGCTCGACATTACGGAGATCATGCCGACCGCCGAACAGACGCGGGCGGCTACGGAGTTCACGGCCGACGAGTTGAGCGTGTCGCTGGCAGACAGGTTCAAGCTGAGTTTCGTCGAGGGCGGCGCGGCTAATGTGATCATGGCGGAGGCCCTGCGGGGGGTGTTTGCAGGCGATTCCATGAAAGACATTTTTTCCAATGCCGGTGGCTCTTTGGGGAGTCATTTCGGGTATAAAATCGCCGGGCCGATGGGAGCTGTTATCGGTGAGAAGGTTGGGGAGATTGCCGGGTCTGCGGCGGGAGACATTGCGGGCGCCGTGGGTACGGCACTAGCTCCATTTCTTGGTCTTGGTGAGGAAGAGGGCCCGGTCGCTGAGAGGATTGTGAAACAAAGCGGCCAGGTTGTTACCACATTTACAGGAGGTGCCGCCGCTGGAAGCGTTATCAAAACCGGGAAGCCCGGCGCCGAGGTTGAAACTGACGAGGTTGAAACTGACGAGGGCGAGGATGAGCCGGAACAGTTTGGCTCCTACCCACGGATTTACGCAGCGGAGGGGTTTGCTGGAATCGTCACAAAGCCCACGGCATTCTTGACGGGCGAGGACGGCCCGGAGCACGTCGAGGTCACCCCGTTAGGCGGGATGGCGGCGGGGGCCACTGCGGGGGAGTCCGCTGCCGCAGTGATCGGTGGCAGCATAGGCGCCGCGATTGCCGGGCCACCCGGTGCTGTTGCTGGTGCCAAGATTGGGGATATTGCTGGCTCTGCTGTGTCTGCCATTGGGGGTGCCTTGGGTGGGATCTTCGGCGGCGACGATGAGCCAGCGGCAACGGCGGTGACCACCGAGGCCGGGCAAACCATTGCCACCCTTGCCGGCGGGTCTGGCCCGGGGCGGTTGCAGGTAACCCCGTTGAGCGGGATGGCGGCGGGGGCCACTACGGGGGAGTCCGCTGGCCTCGTCAGTGCCGTGCTTGGTGAAGAGTTCGGGAAGCGCGCCGGTGAGCTTGCCGCGGCCGTCGGGAAAGTAGCGGTTGGCTTTGCGAAGACGCTGGCTGGTGCAGGGGGGGCAGAAGAAGAGGCCCCCATTGCCCCCGAGGTCGAGCCCTTCGAGCTGGCATATGGCGGCAAGTCAGTAATCGCAGCCGCAGATGGATTCAGCGGGACGGTGTCGGGGGCGCAGGCATTCATTGCCGGCGAAGCCGGGCCGGAGCGCGTAGAGATAACACCGGCTGGAGAGACCGGGTTTACCGGCACAGCTGGCCCAAACATCTTCATCACTAACCACATACAGACGTGGGACCCGCGCGACATGAAACGCTACGTGCAGGAGGAAATGGGGCCGGAGTTGCTGCGCTATGTGACCGAATACGGGCGCCGTGGTGGTGAGGTGATGGATGACAGCGCCGTGCGAAGGGTGGCTGCGGCATGAGCAATACACGCCTCCTATACGATTCCGATACGTGGGACGCTGCGACGATCACCAGCTCGTCCGAAGAGGGCGACCTGATCGACGACAACGCCGTCAACGACTACGTGGGCCGTGCCTGGAGGACTACGGGGGACAGCGCCGAGTGGATCAAGTTCGACCTGGGGGCGGCCGCGACCATCACCGAGGTGTCGCTTGCCGGCCTCAATCTCACTTCTGCGGCCACGGTCACCGTGGAGGGCCATACGTCCGATTCGTGGGCGAGCCCGGATGTGCAAGAGGTGATCGCCATCGCGACGAACGCGGACTCCGTTGTCTTCCAGCGCCTGACCATTTTCCTGACTGCAGGGACAAGCAAGCGGTGGTGGAGGATCACGCTTGTCGATGCTGCGAACACTGACGGATACATAGAGGTGGGACGGATCAAGGGCGGTGCCTACTACGAGCTGAACCGGAACATGGATGACAACTTCAAGGTGTCCAAGGCCGATCCGTCGGAAGGGGAGCCGCAGCCGGGGACGCTGTCAGCTTTCCGCTCGCGGACATCATTCCGGCGCGCGGCGTTGAACTTCACACTGATAGATGTCACACAGCGCCGCAAGATGGAGGCCGTCTTCGACAAGGTGGGCAACAATACGCCGCTGGTGGTGTCGCTGGATCCAGACGATTACCCATCCGAGCAGTCGATGTTCTGCAGGATGCTCACGCCGTTGGAGGTGGCCTATTACGTGGTTGGGTATCACAATCAGGGGACGATTGTCTATGAGGAGATCACGGAATAATGGCCCTCGACACTTCTTCTCAACAGGCCGCCTGGCATCCCCTTCTGACGATTGCGGATGTCACGGTCGGAGGCACCCCGGCGCAGACGGTCAGGTGGTCCGATGCGGATCTGTCCATGTCGGACGGGACGCTTTACACCAACCGGATCAAGTCCGTGTCGCCGCTGAGACAGGAGCTGGGGCGCCTGCTGGAAACTCAGTTCGTTCTATCCGACCTGAAGATCGAGCTTGACAACGCTGACGATGCCGTGCGCGACATCCTGACGAACAACGCCAATCTGGCCGGCAAGGCCACGACCTTGGATATGGGCCAGGGGCAGGACGTCACGGTCTACGAGCGACGGTTTACGGGTGAAATCCGTCAGCCTGACGGGGTGTATTGGGACGACAAGATCGCCACCTTGACTTTTGACGACGCGCTGGAGGCTGATGCGGTGACGCTGCCGGTCAATAGCATCTGGCCGAGCACGTATCCAAACGCCGAGGCCAAGAGCAAATACCATGCGATCCCGGAGGTGCTCGGCGACTTCAGGACGACCGCCGGCGGGGGCGAGACGGTCCCAGGTTTCTGCGTGGATACGACGGTTGGAACAGGGGGCCAGTTCACCTTTGGGCAGCACCTAGAGGCGCTGGAGGCTGTTTACCTGAACGGAGTAGCTACCAGCTACACCACCAACCAACTGACCGGGCCGTCGCTGGTCACGCTTGATGTGGCGTATGCCCCCCTCACTGACGCGGTGAGTGCCAACGTGAACGGCAGGGCGACGACCAACGCCGGGGCGTATCCGGCTGCTGAGAATGTGCCGACTGCCTGGGCCTATGACATCCTGACGGCATCGTGGGGAATGAACCTGAGCTCCTCCACTCGTGTCGATACGACCACATTCAATGCGACATATGCCGCAAGCTACTACGGCGCCGGGGACAAGTGCCGGCGGTGGGTTGGGTCTGACATTCAGGCTGTGACGCTTCTCGCTGAACTTGGCTTGGATGGGTTCTTCGAGCTGTTCATCGAGAAGGGCGGGAAGTGGAAACCGGTATTCCGCCTGGCCAGCTCGGCGCTTGCAACGACGGTGATACGCAAGGCCGATCTGATCCCGACAGCTGACGGCGGGCGCGTGTTTGCCGTCCAGTCTGACGCAGAGCGGACGTATGCCAATCAGATCGTTTATGACTACCGATACCGGCCCCCGGAGTGGGACGGCGAGACGCTGTCGGCGGTGACTGACTACGCGGCGTCCGGGCAGGTAGACGACGCGGCCGAAAAGACCACGGTGGGCCGCACGGTGCGGCGCCGCATTAAGCTCCGCTGGCTGTATGAGACGACTGGGGCTGACGACCGCGGATATAGGGACCTGTACGTGTTTGGCAAGCGCCTGGAGCTGCCGATGATCGACGTCGGGCCTGCGGGGCTCGGGCTTGAGCGAGCGGATACGTTCCAGTTGTTGTACAGCAAGTACGCGCTCTCCGGGACTGCTGGCACGCCGTGCATGGTTCGCTCGATTGATCCAGACTACCGGCGCATGAGGGTGAGGGTCACCGCCTGGAACATAGACCGTTTGAGCCCGCGGCGATACCAGGCCGATGGCTCGGCAGCGTGGGCTGCGGCGACCACCTACGACAAATCAGTGATGGGCTACCATGGAGCGTTCTC